CCCTTAAGGAATCTATTATTAAGCACCCTCCAAGTGCGGGGTCGTAAGACACCACGATTTTCCCCAACTTGTTTAGACCAAATTGAGAACAGTCATAAACCAATCATAAATAGATGCCATCACAGAATGAAATAGCGGCCGCCCTTGGGCTTACAAAGGGACGGGTGTCGCAACTCGTGAAGGAGGGGATGCCGACGACCTCGATTGAGGAGGCGAGGGCTTGGAGGGATAGCCGTCGGGTGGAGATGCAGAACAGGGGGCACATCAGCCAGCCTGTGCGTCCGTTGGACTTGAGCGGGCTGGACAATATCCTACAGTCGGTGACGGGGGAGACGGGTAATTCGGAAATGGATACCCGTGTGGCGGAGCAGACGGAATTATGTCGGCTGACGAGACAGGTGTTTATGCAGGCGTTGCAGTCGGGCGACCCAGCACAGGGAAAGTTGTATGCCAACTACGATAGGGCTGTGGCTACATTATTGCGTCTGGAGAAGGAGCGATTTGTCCGTATCCAAGAAGAGGGTAAACTGATTGATGCGGAGGCGGCCGCCGCAAGGTTCAGCAAGGTGTTGAGTCAGTTGCGAAGCCAGATTGAGCGAGCGGAGTTGACCTTTGCTCCGAAGGCGAATCCAGATAATCCTAGTAAAGCCCTTAAGGCATATCGGGAGTTCAAGGACGATGTGTTTCGGAAGATAGCGGAATACAGTCCGCTGGTGAAGGATGGTTCACCCGCCATTGGCGACGACTCGATTGGCATCAAGCCACCGAACAGTCCATTGTCCCATCTCTTCCCAACAGTAGGAGACCTCCTCGACGACGACACCCCGAAGGCGGGCGGTTCTCTGGAAGACTTCACCGATGAGGCGATGGACGAAATGGGAGACGAGAACGAATAAATGACCCCCGCTCAAAAGGAGGCTATTGCCGACCAACTCGAAGCCCGCATCCGTAAGGTGTTCCGACCCGACGAGGGCGGAGACATCGTGGCGTGGCTGGAGGCGAACATCCGCCAGATTCCGTTCTCCCCGATGCCGTCTGGGTTTCGGGTGCAGGAGACCCCGTGGCTGGCAGAACCCCTGCGGGCGTGTGCCGACCCAGAGGTTCGGATGACGATGACGATAGCACCTATTCAGTCTGGGAAGTCGCTGATGGCGGAAATGCTGTCGTGTTTTATTATCGCACGCCAACCAGCCCCGACGCTCTACCTCAATGACACGGACGACAATGCGGGCGATTGGATGCAGAGCCGTCTTAAAATCCTGTGGGAGAATGTGCCCCCTGTCCTAGCGAAGTTGGCGAAGGACGAGACGGGCAAGAAGAACGGAACAGTCCAGACGGAGGATATGACCTTCTGGTGCTTGGGGGCGTTCAACGAGAAGAACCTCCAACGCCGTTCGATTAGGTGGCTGGTCGGTGACGAAACTTGGTTGTGGCCGCAGGGGCATATGGCGGAAGCCTCCGCCCGTGTGACCTCCTTCGGCTGGATGGGTAAGCGTGTGTTTATGTCGCAGGGGTCGTTCGTCGGAGACGACACCGAGGCTATGTGGAACACGACCGACAAGCGAGTCTGGTCGTTCTGCTGTCCCTCCTGCGGTCATAGGCAGCCTTGGAATTGGGAACAGGTAAAGATACCCGATGCCCAGATGCCCGACGGCGAGATGGACTACAACCTCATCCGCAAGGAGACCAAGTATGAGTGCGAGGGGTGCAAGAAGCGGTTCGACGACACGAGGTCTAACCGAGACGACTTCAATGCCACGGGCTTCTATGCCGTGACCAACCCTCTGGCAGACCCAGCGAACCACGGCTACACTTGGAGCGGTCTGGCGGCACGCTCGTGGGGCGTGATGGCGGAGATGTATGTTCGTGCGAAACTCGCCCTCGACTTGAACGGGGACAGCAAGGCTATGCAAATCTTCCGCCAGAAGCAGTTGGCACAGTTCTGGTCGGACGCACCCGATGACTTTGGTTCGCTCGCCAACATCGGCGACTACAAGATGTGCGAGGAGTGGGACAGGGAAGCCCGCATCGACCCAGCGAGCCGTAAGATACATTCCGACCACAAGCGTGAGAAGCAGATACGAGCACGCTTTATGACAGTCGATGTGCAGAGAGAAGGCTTCTTCGTCCTTGTTAGGTCTTGGGCAGAAGGAGGCGACAGCCGTCTCGTGAAGTGGAAGTATGTCCAGACTTGGGAAGATGTCGTAGCGATGGGCAAGACTCTGGAGGTGCACCCCGCTCTGACATATGTGGACTGCGGTGACCAATTCGACGATGTTATACGCCAATGCGGTATCAACAAGTGGACTGCGTTGCGTGGTGACCAGCGATACGAGTTCACTTGGATGATTGAAACATCGAAGGGACGAAAGCCCGTCGGCAAAGTCTACTCTCCTCGTAGGTTGGTCAATGTCGGAACGGGACCCGTAAGCGTTCACCACTTTTCCAACTTGGCGTTGAAAGACCAACTCTCCCGTATGCGTAAGATTGGAAAGCATACGCTGTCCGCTGACGCAGGACAGGACTACCTCGACCAGATGGAGTCCGAAGTCCGCACGAAGAATCTTGCAGGCAAGCCAGAGTGGAAACGCATCGGCAAGCGAGCGAATCACTTGTGGGACTGCGAAGTAATGCAGTTCGTGCCCGCCTTGGCGTTTGGCTTCCTTGCCCCGCCTCCGCCACCCCCTCCAGAGGAAAAGCCCGCAGAGAGCCAGCCAGAGGGGTCAGCCACCCCTTCAGACCCCAAGATGCCCTCCGAGTGAGGGGGTCATACCCCTAAAAAGGGGTCGTAGCCAAAATTATTTTCGTCAAAAAACCCAATGTTTACAGGGGGTTTATGAGTTTCTGAATCTTTTTTGTTTTTTTGGCTTGTCAAACCCTTGGGCATAGTATCTACTTCTCTCATCAGGGTTAACTACCCTCTGTTCTTTGAGTCGCCCGATAAATCTACCTTAAGTCCTCTGCAACAAGCAGGGGCTGTGAACCACGACCGAGGCTAACAACGGCAACGAGCGTGAGCGAAAAGACCAAGGGCGACTCTCTACTTTATGCGGTGTGTGAGACTGACCTCACCTGTGCAACCCGACTGCGGTCGGGGGCTGGTAACCAAACCAGCCACATCGCTCCTCTTTCAGTTCTTTGACATCATCTCGTAAGTCGCCTCCATCGAAGTGGAGGACTTCGTAATCCTTGGGAGTAAGTGAACGAGTAACCCGACCGATGACCCAGATGGGGAAAGGCAGGGGAGTCGAGTCACTACGGACGGCAGATGCGGGCAACCGCTACAAGACTGACCGACGCAGAGCGAGCCAAGGGAATACGGAGAGTGGCAATCCCCAGCGAGGGAAAATCGGTCAAGTGCCGAGCAGATAAGTCCACGGGCGATGAGTCGAAGGCGAACAGGGGGATAGCCCCGAAGCCAAGATACGAGATGATGGTTCACTTTCAGTTCTTTCTCATTCCAAGTTTCAAGACGAGCCTAACACGCCGACAGCACGCCCGCTCTGCGATAAGAGTGTCGCCAATGTCTGGCTCGTCATAAGTTACGCCCACGCTACTCGATTGGTTCGAGTTAGACCACCGCTGACTCTCGAAATGAAACACACTTTGGTTGCAACCGAGTGTGCGGATTTAGAGAACTGTAACCTGTTAAACGGGTTTTAACTGTGAGAATAAGCGGGATACTGCTGAAAACTCAATGTGGTCTCTTGAGGGGATACCCTCTCGCAAGTTGCAGGTTCAAGTCCTGCCGTGGGCTGCTTACTTTGTAGACCGCAAGGTCGAAGAACGAGGCGTTAGTGCACGCCTACAACGCCAAGCCCCGCTGGGGGCTGGCGAGAGGAAGTAAGGCTCGTAACGAAACTTGGTAAGATTTTTATGCCGCCGGCTGTTAGTGCGTAGTGCATTGGTTTCGCTGACCTCCAAAAAAAGCCTTACTGTTCTTGCAAGGGCGTAAGGTGACTGACGGAGACTGTATCTCGCAAGGGATTTAACTGTAAACTAAAGTTGGGGATACCCAATGTTGAATGCGACTACGACTAACATATCGATACCGAGAGGTATCCTGCGGCACCCTTTTCTGTTCTTTTGACATTCCAACACCACGCAAACTGCTCGCACAGCCTCGCAAGAGGGGACGACCTATCACCCGTCGGCATCTGAAAAGTGCCGTAAGCGAACCAGACAAGCCCTGTCTACACAGGGAGTATTCTTGCACCGAAGATTGCCTGCCCCTTTCGCAGGACGGACGGCTTGTGGTGGGCGACAGGAGCGGACAAGCGAAAGCCCCGCAACTCTCACACAGAGCACCCGGATAGAAACCTCAATAAGCCGAGGGGGAGACAAGGGAGTGATGTCGGTCGCTGGAATGCCTAATACTTTATGGAGGGTGTAGCGTCTCGTGGGGGTAATAACTCACGGGGGTCGGGATGACTTCCGACTAACTCCAGCAACGCAGACACGGATGATGTCAAACCTTGGCTGTCACCGAGGTGGGGTCGCTCCCCGGTCCGAAAATTGTGGGTGCAAATCCCACCACCAACCAAACCTTTACGCCGTAGCGTGGTGCTGTCCTTGGAAGCCGTCTTGATTGGCGGTGGCGTGGTTCGCAAGACCCCGTCTCTTGAAAGGACTCGTGGACGGAGGTTCGACTCCTCCACGGCGACTCTAAAAAATAGAGTTGACAAACAACCTACGAGAGTAAGAATACTTTTAGTTCTTTAAACATCTTGAAGCAGTCGGCGGTTGGCAAATGAGCCATTCCGTAGCGGGGCTAACGACTGAAAACCTTAAGGTCACTTAAGGGTATGGCGGGGTTCGAGAACCGCCCTTTAACTTTGCTGTCGGTGTGATTCATCCGCCGACAGTCCTGCGTAAGCAGGGTGGTGATGCAAGTTTGTAGAAGCCTCGCTGGTTGCCAATGGCTATCACCCCGTGTCCAAAGCGGGGGAAGAGACAGCGGGAGACGGAACGCTCCAACTACAAGCCTAAGACGCCAGAGCGGACAGATGGGGCGGGACAAAGACGAGAGTCTCCCGTTTCAAAAGGCTCTGGTTCTCCTTTACCACTTGGTCTGGCTGATGAAAGTAGCCGAGCAGAGATGACGGCACACCTTGTTTGGGCATTCTACGGGTTGCTCAACAAATGGGGTTCAAGGGGTCATCCAGCAGACCATTCACTTTCTTCGTCCGTGTCGTTGACAGCGTGCCAAATGCACGATGCCAGCCAACGGACTATTTGTCGGACTTCCCAGAGAGACCATTGAGGCTATCCGTGATAAGGCGGTTGCTTTGATTATGGAAGGGAAGACGATTATGTCCTACGGAGATGGCTCGACAAACGCCAGCAAACAATTTGCCTTGCCCCCTCAACAGATGCTCCAAGAGGCGAACTACGCCCTCCAGCGTCTGGATGGACGGACTCGTGGACTCTACACGAACTACAATCGACTTGTTGACCGCTGATGCCACCCGATAACCAACCGAAACCGAGCGTCTTTGACAGGGTTCGTATGAGCCTGTCTAACCTCTTGAAGCCGAAAGCCTACCAAGGGGCTTTTGAGTCCACACGCTATTCGGTTCACAGAACCCGCATCGACGCACCCCAGCCGACCGATTTCCGAATGGAAATGACGGGGCAGACCCGTCGTGAGATGGTTCGCCTTTCCCGTTGGCTGGAGAAGAACAACGGACTCTACAAGCAGATGATTAAAGACACCGCCATCTACTCGATAGGCGAGGGCATCGGACTGCAATGCTTGGGTGGCGAATACGATTGGCAGAACTTGGTGGAAGCCGAGTGGGAGCAGGAGTGCATCCGTCCAGAAATGTCTGGGCGTTTCTCAATGCTCGAAGCCCTTTACATCCTTTGCGAAGCCTTGGATAGGGACGGGGAAATCTTCATCATCAAGTGCAAGGATAAGAAGGGCAACCCGAAGTTCCAAATCATCGAAGCCCACAGAGTGGAGACCCCGCCCGATGCGATGTCGCTCCCCGACATCTTTGACGGCATCCGCTTCGACAAATACGGAAAGCCGACCTTTTATTATGTAAAGCAGGGCGACGGAAAGTATGAACCTATTAAGGCGGCCTCGATGATTCACATCTTCGACGCAGAATACGCCTCCCAGAGCCGAGCCTTCCCGCCCCATCAGCACGCTATCAATCATATGCGTGACGAAATGGACTTGCTGGCGATGGAGAAGGTCGCTGTTAAGGACAATTCACGCACTTCTCGTATCCTAAAGGTGGAAGACACCAGAATGGATTCGGGTGACCTTGGTCTTGGTCAGCCTTTGGGCGAGGGCAACTCCTCTACCGCCAATACCGACCCCGACGCTCTGAACCGAGTGCTTGGTGGTGTGACCGCCGTTTTACAGAACAATGAAAGCCTTGTTTCTTATCAGTCCGCCCGTCCGTCTGCGGCTTTTGCTGGATTTATTGACCACCTACGCAGGGACTCTGTTATGGGGGGCTTGCCATACGAGTTTGTTGCAGACCCGACTCGTGCTGGAGGTGCTTCCGTTCGCCTCGTGGTAGCGAAGGCGGGACGCTTCTTCTCGCACAGACAGACGATTATCATAAACCGATTCCTACAAGACTACTTCCAATTCTGGTGTGGTCTTAAAATCGACCGAAAGGAAATCCCAAACGCCCGCAATTGGTGGAAGACGGAGTGGGTTTGCTGTAAGTCGGTCACAGTTGATGCTGGTCGTGAGGGTGCTAATGAGCGTGCCGACCTTGATATGGGTCGTATCCCTCCTAGCGACGACTTCCAGAGCCGTGGCTACGGGTTTGAGAAGACCATCCGAAAGATTGCCCGTGACCACGCATTTATTCAGCGTGTGTCAAAGGAGACGGGTGTCCCAGAAGACAAACTTTGGCGTAAGTCGCCCTCTGGCGGTGGTGGCGGTCAGCCTCAACAGCAACCGAACACCATTCCCGAAGGGGCGATGGGTATCGTTATGCCGGGTCCCGATGGACAACCGCAGATTGTTCCTATCGACCAAGTTGTGGGGCAGAAAGCGGAAGAAATGGCTGGCGACCCGCTTACGAACAGCGAACCAGAACTCTCGCCTCCTCCGAAGACTCCCGCCGCAGAGCCTGCGTCGCAGATGGAAACCTCTGTTGACACCCTGCCAAAACAAAATCCGGGGCTTTCCCGTAACAGAGAGCAACCTTTCTCCAGATGATTAGAAGCGACTTACACTACGCCTTGAAGGCGGGACGACCCCTCCTCATTGACCCTATTAAGGCACAGGCGTTTTTGAAGAACGCTGAACTTATCGTCTCTAACCCAGAGATTGCATACCATTTGTCGGCGTATATGAACCCGATGCCGAAGGCTGAAGTCGGTCCGAAGGCAAAGCGTTTCCGTGCCGCCCCCGTCGCTGATGACGATGAGGACATCGAAAAGATGGCGGCATCTGCTGGTCTCGCCGTGGCATCAATGCCGTATGTCAAGGATGGCACGGGCATCATCCCTGTGCGTGGAGTCATTGGTAAGTGCCTATCTCCCCTTGAGGCGATGCTTGGTTGTGCGGACATCGACAAGATTGCGAGCCAACTCGACGCTTGGATGAAGGACGACACAGTCTTCGAGGTGGTTCTCCATATGGACTCTGGGGGCGGTAGCACTACGGGTCTGGAGGAACTTGCGAAGAAAATCCGCACATACGACAAGCCGACCATTGCCTTTACCGACTCCGACTGCGGTTCGGCGGCTTATTGGATGGCATCACAATGCAAACGCTTTGTTTGCACCCCCTCGGCTTCAGTAGGAGCGTGTGGCGTTTACATCACAATGACCGACGAGCGTAAGAAGTTCGAGAAGGAAGGTCGTGAAGTAGTCGTCATCAAGTCGGGAAAATACAAGGCGGCAGGCGTGGAAGGCACAAGCCTTACCCCCGACCAAATCAACGCCCTCCAAGACGAGGTCGATGAACTGCACGGCAGATTTATCCGAGATGTCCGTTCCGTCCGACAGTTCGCATCGCTGGAAGACCTACAAGGGCAGTCGTTCTACGGAGACAAGGCGGCACAGCGTGGGTTAACCACGGGCATCGTCGATTCGTTCGACGCTCTGCTGGAAGAAATCAAGAATACCCGCAGGCAGGCACATCGCCAGATGCTCCCCACGATGTATTCCCAGCCGATGTCACCTACCTCTCTTGATACGCCGAATCCTTACATCGGTTGACATTTCATAAACACTAACATCCCAGCATTATGAGCAATACCAAGTCCGTCGAACAGCAACTCAAGGAGGCTATCGAAGCGTCGAAGCAGACCCTCGCCCTCTCTGAACAGGTTACCTCACTCGCTTCTGAAAAGGAAGCCCTCTCGAAGCGTCTTGCTGAAATCGAGACTGCTCTCTCCGCCCCGAAGGCTTCCGAGCCTGTTGCGGTTGACCCCCTTATCGTCGCCAAGTTGGGCGAACTGCTCGCCGAGCGTGAGATGACCGCCAAGGTTCTGAAGGAACTCCAAGCCAATGTGGTTCGCCTCGAAAAGGAAGCCGCCAAGAAGGCTGACCTCAACGAGTATGTGAAGCAGCGTATGGAAGACGGCGAAGAAGGCAACACCCCTGCCGAGAAGCAACACCTCGATGCTGGCAAGAAGGGCAAGAAGGGCGAGATGCCCCAATTCATCAAGGACAAGATTGAGGAAAAGGAAGAAGCCGAAGCCGAAGAGAACCCTAATCACCCGTCTCCGGGTATGCGGAACGAAGCCAAGAAAGGCAAGAAGGCTGAAATGCCCGACTTCATCAAGGAAAAGATTGAAGAGCGTGAAGAAGAAGAGTCCGAAGAAGCCTGCAACTACAAGTCCAAGAAGGGCAAGAAGGCTTCCAAGGCTTCCTATGAAGACGAAGAAGATTACGGCGAACTTTCCGAAGACGAAATGGAAATGCTCCGTGAGTATCGCAACGCCTCCAAGGCGAAGAGCAAGAAGGCTGATTCGACCCTTAAGTCCCCTCTCAAGGAAGAGAAGAAGGATTTCGGCGACATCATCCCCCAGCCGGGTCTTGACCCTAACAAGAACAATGTGAACGAGGACAACACCACCTCCCCGTCCCTTAACAAGAAACTCGCCGCCAAGGCTGGCAAGGCGAAGGGCGAAACCGATGTCGAAGAGATTATGGAATCTCCCGATATGCAGGAATCCGAAGGCGAAGAGCACGAGCACGAAGTCACCCTGTCCAAGCCGGGTAAGGGTGCGAAGAAGGCTGAAGCCGTTGCGAAGCAGGCTGGCGAAGACGAAATCCCTGCCCCGCTGATGGAATACCTCAAGCAACTCGTCAACCAAGAGAAGCAGAAGAAGGAAACCGCCAAGAAGGGCGAAAACTCCATCGGTGGCGTTAACAAGAACGATGTCACAGGTCAGCCCGACCAAGACGAAGAAGAGTCTTTCCTCGACAAGAAGGATGCCAAGAAGGGCAAGAAGGCTGAATCCGTCGAGAAGTGCGTCAAGGACAACTGTGCCTCTGACGAGACCAAGGTTCACGAAGACGGCTGTGCCCCGACCAAGGGTAACACGACCGAAATCGGTGACAAGTCCCCTATCGCTGAAGAAGCCCCGCTCGTTGCCGTCGCCAAGCAGTCTATGGACTCCGTGGTCGATGTCGCTGTCGAGCGTCTGGCTGAAGTTGCCAAGGCGAAGCAGAAGGTTGAAGCCGAACTCGCCAAGCAGGGTCAAGCCCTTGCCGCCGAAGTGAAGGCGAAGGACGAAGCGATGACCGCTGTCGCCCAACTCCAAGCCAAGTTCGAGGCGATGATGAGCAAGTTTGCCCAAGCCGAAGCCACCGACAAGTCCCTCGAAGCCAAGGCGGCGAAGATTGTTGCCCAGAGTGCTTCCGAGCCTGTTGCCGCTGAAATCCAAGGCGACGCTCCTGTCACCGATGCCGACATCCTCGCCAAGTTCGAGGCAATGACCGACGCTCGTGAGAAGAACCGCTTCTTCAAGGCTAACGCCTCGCAGATTGGTCGTGCCGTGCAGGCGAACCTCAAGCGTCGCACCCGCTCTTAATTCACACGCAACCCCAAACCCAAACCTACACTACTATGGCAAGAGGCGGAGTTAATGTTTATGTGGCACGACAGGAGGGCAAGATGGCTCCTGTCGGCTCTCAAGCGAACGAATACGGCACAGGTAGCCGTGCGGAGGTCGAAGCGGCAAACCGCTCCGTTGCCTCTGGTGGCGATGTGAATGAGGCTATTGCTCGCATCACGAATGCGGGTGGTGGCACGCTCCGAGTGCCTAAGACCGAGGTTGGTCGCATCCTCGCTCTGACGCAGTTTGGCGTTATGCAGTCCAAGGACGGCACTATCATCGTCCAAGATACCCGCTTCGGTGGTAAGAAGGACGCAGTTACCCTCATCAAGCCTAACGGCGAAACCCAGCAAGCCTCTGGTGGTCAAGTCACCATCGGTGCGGATGGCGTTCAATCCATCAAGTTCGGCAATGGCTCTACATATGTGGTTCAGAAGACCCGTGTCGATGTCACCAAGAACCAGAAGGACGGCGTGTTCTCTATCAACCTTCCTCCGAATCTCCGTGGTGCCGCCTTTGACAAGGATGGCAATGTGAACGGCTGGAAGATTAACCCTAAGGCTATCCCCGACAAGGCTGTTCGTGCTTGGGTCTACCAGCATATGTCCAAGGAAGGCACGCTCCGCTTCCCGTCCGACTCCCCTGTCGCCGCAAAGTTGGGTGCTCTTCTGTCGAAGGCTGGCTACGCCCGCACCAACATCGCTACCATCAACCAAATCTTCAAGGATACGCAGGGTGCTCGCTACCAAGCAGGAGACAAAGCCGCCAAGGCTGGTGGTCTCGCTGGCTTCGGCGCCGCCCAGCGAATCGCCAATCAACAGGCAAATGGTTGACAACTTTCCAAACCCAAACCCTTAACCCCAAATAATATAATCCTATGAGTAACACTCTCGGTGGTATTAACCTCCAAGTCATTGCACAAGACTCGCTCACAACGCTTCTTGCTCAATTCCCCCTCGTCAACAAGTTCACTACGGACTTCGGTGGCGACATCCTCCAGCGTGGCGAGTCTGTCACGACCCGTATCGCCTCTGGCGTGTCGGCAACCGACATTGCCGCTAACGGCTACGGACGCTCCGATGTCACCTCGACCTCGAAGACTGTCACCCTCAACAAGCACAAGGGCTTCGTGATGGGCTTCTCTGATGGCGAAGTCGCCAAGGGTGGCTACGATGTCCTCCGTCGCACATTCATCCGTCCTGCCGCTCACGCCGTCGTGAAGGCTGTTATGGACGATGTCTTCGGTCTCGTTGATGGCACTAACTTCCCTGCTACGGGCTACAACAGCACAGTCGCCGCTTTCGACGCTGACGCTGTCGCTGACATCTCGCAGGCTCTGACCGATGCCAATGTCCCTATGGCTGGTCGCACGCTGATTGTTAAGCCTGCCCTCTACACCTCCCTCGCCAAGGACAACAGCATCCAAGCCCAATACGCTTCGGGCACGAATGCTCCTCTGACCGAGAACCTCCTGCCCCGTATCCACGGCTTCGAGGTGAACCAATACACCGCTCTTCCTGCGACCATCACGAACCTCAAGGGTATCGCTGTTTCTCCGGAAGCCATCCTCATCGCCGCTCGTCTGCCTGCTACCCCGACCAATTGGTATGGTAATGTCGCTACTGCGACCGACGCTGAATCGGGTCTCTCGATTCAAGTCCGTGAGTGGTATGACGGCGACGCTGGTGAGCAGAAACTGTCGATGTCCATCCTCTACGGGGTGTCCGTCGGTAACCCGTCCTGCCTCGCCAAGATTATCGCTTCTTAATCGAAGCGGTAGTCGAACAAACGAGACCTCATCTTCGGATGGGGTCTTTTTTTGTCCCCCTCTGCATAGGATACCACCCACGAGTTGACACCCTTCAACAGGCAACCGCTTAATCCCTTACAACAATGGCTTACCCCAAGTATTCTATCCTCATCACAGTTGACCCTTCTGACAGCACGACTGTCGTGACTCAATACACCTCGAAGGTCACCGCCAAGGCGGCCCTTGCCACGGCTCTTGGTTCTGGTCTGGATGCTTACCTCTACCTTGAGCCTCTGCCGACCCGTTCGGTGGTTGCCGAGAAGGTTGGCGGTCTCTACACGGACGCTTATGGCGTTGTCCGTGAGTTCGCCACGGGCATCCCCGACTAATTACCTGTTGACAAGACAGATAGTCGAGGCACGCTACTGACCTATGAGCCAGAAGTTCTCTATTGTCATCGAGGTCGGCAAAGACGGCAAGCCCGTCTCGACCGCATATATCAAGGCAGAAGCAAACAAGGCGAGCGAGCACTTTGTGCGTCTTCGTGAAGCGGGCAAGGAAGCGTATTTCTTCCAGCATCCCGTTGCTGACCGCCGTAGCAAGTCTGCCGAACAGGTGACTGCTACGCTTGGTCTTCGTGACGCTGAAGGCAATGTTCAGCACCCGAAGGAACAGCCTAAGACTCCCGTTCCGAATCACATCGTGAACGAAGTTCCGATGCCCGCACCGAAGAAGCGTAAGGGCAACAACATCGAAGGCGTTTCACTCGACATCCAATCGGATGGTCCGACTGCCGTCGATATGTAATTTCACCCAAACCAATAAACCACAATGATTGCATTCATCATCGGTCTCGTCATCGGCTTCATCGCTGGTGCTCTCGTGTTCAGAAACAACGCCAAGAAGGCTGAAGCCCTCGTCCAGAAGGCGAAGGAAGAAGCCGAGAAGGCGAAGTCCGTTCTCAAGAAGTAAGACCTACTATGGCAAAGAAGACGAGCAAGAAGAACATCAACGCCCCTGTGGCTGGCGACGACAATGGCAACCTTGTCCGTGCTGGCTACGCTCCGAACGAGATGGCGAAGGCGAAGAAGTTGTTCGATGCAGAAGTCAAGGAACGCCCTCTTGAGATGGAAGGCGTTACCTTCTCCGACTTCCTGTTCGAGCAGGCTTCCCTGTCCTTCCTCATCGACACGGGTCTGGGCGAAGAATAAGCGGAGACGCTGGTTCACCCAAGGGGCTACTTCGGTAGCCCTTTTTGTTTGGTGGACAGGGAGCAACGGGTAATGGCAAGAGGGAATCCTATGAGTATGGGGAGGGCGGCTCGTTCGGAGGTGGTCATTAAGACCTTTCCGTCCAACTACCCGTATATGCCCGACTACAAGTATCTGGACAAGATTGCCCCGTTCAAGAAGAAGGACTCTGTGGCTCTGGAGAAAGACCTCCGCAAAATCTCCACGCTCAATACGAGCATACCAGAAGAAGACTACGGCGAGCATAGGGACTACACCACGCCCGATGGCTCAAAGGCTACCTTTGCCGTAAGGGTGTCGGCATACGACAACACGCTGGTTCTTCGGACTATTGAGAGCGTTTCTGGCAAGGGGGCTGGCACAGCCCTTATGAACGATATGACGACTCTGGCGGACAAGCGAGGTGTGCCTATTATCTTGAAGGTAGAACCCTTCCAGCCAACCCGTGCGGGCGTAAGGAAGAGAACCACGGAGGAGATGCACGCATTCTATTCCAAGTTCGGGTTTGTGCTGGATGAGCGTCCAGAGCGAAGCAAAAACGGGGAGCAGGGGATGCTGATGATTCGACCTCCACGCAAGTAATCCAAAAGCATAGGTGGACACGCCCCCAATTTCAAATGGCACGAGGAAATCCATCCAGAGGAGGCAGAGCAGCGGAATCTGAATTATCCGAACGGCTACGCCGTGAAGCATTGGCACTCCGTATCAAGAATGAGGCTGAAAAGCAGGAAGCCGAAACTAATCAAAAAGACTACGATGATGCTTTGAAGTCTGCCTATATGCGGGCGGAGGAGGAAACCAATGAGGATTTCCGTGGCAAGCGTATGAGTGTCAACGAAAGAGAGCAGGCTGAACGGGAAGCCAAAGCCAAGGAAGCCGAAGATGCCGCCAAGGCTGAAGAAGAGCGTGAAGCCCAAGAAAAACTCAAGGAATCAAAGGTGTTTTCAAAGTTTGAAAAGGATGTCAAGAGGTCTGCTTTGACTTACGACGATTGGACAAATGCAAGGTGGTATATGACATTGGACTACGAAGGTGATGCGGAACTGAAAAAACTCATTCCAGACATCTATCAAGACGACAGAAACCACCTATCCAAGGAGTATATCCAAGAAAGCATTGCTTACGCTCCTCCAGAAATCCGTGAAGCAGTAACAACTGCGTTGATGGCTTTTGCACCAAGGGGAAGAAACGACGATTTCCCCGGCGAATCGGCTGAAGTTCTCTACAAGGGGCTTAATCAGTCCTATGCAGAGGGTGCTTTTGGAAGAGGTAGCAAGGCTTTTGTTAATACTGACGACCCAGAGCAGTCAAGGATTGATGGTCTTGACGAAAAAAAGCATAAGGATGGTATGAATGCTCTTAAGAAAACTGACGCATACATTGCCAAAGTTCTTCTTGGTGCGAGAAAGCACTTGGTGGATAAAGACGGCAACAAAGTTGATTGATAAACGATGGGACTATGGGACGAAATGTCGGACGATGGTCCGGAGTTCTTGGAGACCTTCGGTCGTCCAATCAAGTTTCGTGGCAAAGACGGAGTAGCACTCATCAGTCGCTCACCTATCGGGCAATTGATGGCAGACGGCGGTTTCACATACAATGCGAACCACAGCGTCCGCATTCTTGCCCCCGTCGGTAGCGACTATTACACGAACCGCCCCAAGCAGGGCGAGTTCATCTACTTCTTCGGGCAGAAGCATACCATCCTTGAGGTCACGGATAGACCGCCATCTCCTTGGATTGACCTATCCACGGGTGTTACAGGAACATCGTGAGTGCACCCAAAGGTGTTCAAATTAATGTCCGCACAAACGCCGCCGAAGTAGCCAAGAACCTCGGAAAAAGTTCGGACGAGGTAATGAAGATGCTACCTAATGCTCTGAAGGAGTATGTGGTGGCGGTGTGCAAAGAGTTGCTGAACAAGTCTTATCCTGCGCCGGGCAATGACCCGACTTCTGGCGGTGGCGGGACGGATGCTGGATTACAGCAGGGTAAGAGTAATCTTGCGGCTGAAATCAATTCAGCCTTCACGACTTGGGAAAAGACGATGGTGGGTGACCTAATAATGGCAAGGAACGAGCAAGTCTTGTGGAACTTGAACAACCCGATACCTTGGCGAAGCCCTCGCCTGCAAAAGGCGTGGGACAGCAAAGACATCGACTATCTCTATGAGACCTTTGCCCGCAAGGGGTGGACAGAGCCGTCGGAGGTGGTTGACTATCAGTCTGACATCGACAGGTCGCTCCACGAGAAAGTAAGAGACCCAAAGTCTGGGGCAGTCCTTGAGGCGGTAAGGAACAACAAGAACCTCCGTATCTCCGTCAAAGACCGCCAGACGATAGAGAACTACATTATAACACGCCAGAAGTCCATAGGCACTATGGCAGGCGGTTGGGTCAAGGCACTCTCCGCCTTGGGGGCTTCCGTGCAAAGCCCATTCGGGGGCAACGGACACGGAGGTGCGGTCATCAAGGACGGGGGTATGTCCATCCACGCATACAACTCGCTGGGTGATTACAACAAGATGATTTCCTCCTTAGGCATCATTGAAGATGTAGTCAACGAGAAGTCGGATGACTTGAAAAGGTTCATTGATGCCGAGATAGACAAAGTCCTCAAGGCAAACTCGACCCGACAGAGCGGTAAGCCTTGACAAGGAACAAGGGGTGTAGACCTATATGAGCATTAGAAGAGCGATAGAAGCACAGTTCAAGTGGACGCTCGACCCGTTCTTCCAGAACGGCACGCACCAAATCGTCGAATCGTTACGGACGGAGGATAGACCTTTCCCTGCCATTGTCATTGTGGCGGGGCAGGCGGTTTCCGCCATCCCAGAACAGCCCGACAATCTGGGCAATTACAAAATACCCGTGTCAGTTATAGTGATGTCGTCCTATGACGAAACGAGCGTAAACGCTCATACATCGATTGTTTACCAACTTACCAATGTATTCCGCAACATCTCCAGCCGACGCAAGTCGAGGGTCAAGGGATTACACATTTACGACATCATTCCCGGTGCTGTAGGTGAAGCCAGCGAGGGTCGCAAACTCTCCTCTGTCTTGAACTTCGATGCTATGGTAAATTACGCCCCGATAGCCGAAGCACCAGAGCCTCTGTGAGCAAAGAGTGGGCAAGTTGACAATGGGCAACTTGAAACCTTAAACGCCAATGCCCGACACAGTCCCTCCCGCACCGCAGTCGCCTAACGCAGCCCCTGTTACTTTTGGCACAATCCTGCACTTCGGTCTCCCAGACATCGAGGTCACGGGTATCATCGTCGATTCATACCGCAGAGACGCACAGTTCGCCCAGACACAGGAGGTCACCGACCAGATGGGCACAGTCATTGGTCTTCGTATGTCCGACTTCCGTGCCAATGTCTCGGTTGACGGCAGAGTCCTCGCCTCGAACACAGCGAATATGCCCGACATTAAGTCTGGCGATGTCCTAACCATCAATGTGGACAAGATTGTGATTACCTCGGCGGGCTACAACGGAACGGCGAATGGTTTCCACACCTTCTCCATTTCTGGAACTGCTTACTCTGGCATCACGGCTCTCGCCCCTGCGGGTTCTACATATACTCCGTCTATCCCCGGAGCGTAATAGCACGCAGATATGGATGGTCGTTTTCTGACCGCCTTCGTAGTGCCCCGCCTTTGGAAGGTGGGGTGCTATTCTTTACGCCCTTACAACCTCCGTCATATGATGTATCTGACGGCGTTGAACTCGCCGTTTACGGCAAAAAACGCCAAGCCAGCGGATTTCACGACAGAGAATGTGATGGCATTCCTACGCATATGCTCGGCGGGACATCCCGAAGACGCATTTGGTTCTCTGTCCTTAAGGGAACTGTGGTTCAGAACGAGGATGCAGACGGACTTAATGTTCTTTACGAGGATAGTCAGTCAATGCTACACATACGCCTCGGAGTGTTCGCAGTCGCCCGTGACCCTAAGAAAAGACAAGGGGGAGAACATCAAGGAAAAGGGGGAGAATGTCCCGTTTCCTCTGATGATGGTCACGATGATGACCTCCAAGTTGGGGATGGATATGGAGCAGGCTTGGAATACACCCGTAGGTCAAGCCGTCTGGCTTCTCACCGCCTTTGCCATACAAGAAGGCTCGGACACCCAAATCGTTAGCACCGAAGACGACCAGCGTGCCGTGGAAGAGCGTAAGGCTCTGGAAAAGATGCAGGCAGAAGCGTTGGCAAAAATCAAAGAGGAGGCACGCAAGTCCCGTAAATGAGCACGCATAATGTAGACATCAATGTAAACGCCAATACGGAGCAGGCACAGAAGTCGCTGTCATACCTACAGTCCTTGATGGGCGAGTTTGGCAAGCAGGCTACGAACAGGATGGCTGGTATGCTGGGGGCGGCGGCTGTCGCCAAGATGGCTTTCGACAAGGTTTCGGAGGCTATTTCACACAACATCCAGACGGCGAAGCAAGTGTCGCAGATGGCTATCAAGTTCAACATCGACCCGTCGGCGATGCACTCCATTACGATGGCGGCGAAGGACGCAGGCGTGAATGTGCGTGCCCTTACAATGTCGATGAAGCAGTTGGGCAAGACTGCTGAAAAGGCTATCTCGTCCAAAGACCTACAGAAAGACTTTGAACAGTTGGGCATCTCCGCCGAACGCCTTGCCGAAATCCAAGCCAAGCCGTCCAAGTT